TATTTCATATGGTTTATTCCGGTTTGGGCCAGCTAGACCGATGCCGCCATAGCAAGCTCATTCTCGCCGTGATAGAAGATGTTGTAATAGCAAACGATGGAATAGATCGTAGACACCTGCGTTTCGAAAAGCACCTTGTAGATGACTTCATTGGTCCCTGTGGATGCGGTCACAATATCATCACTAATTGCCTGGCCCGGATGCGCCTGCAAATTGATTCCATGATTTATATTCAAGGCAGTAGCACCGCCAGTTTCAATCCCGATGGCTGCGCTTGTATCTTCATTAGCAGCAAATCCTGTCAGATTGTTGGCAGTATGAAACATTGCAAATTTGATTTTGCGCTTGTAGACCTGAGTCTGTGTGACGCTATGGAAGCCCTTGACCACAAACACCAGATGAATCTCACCAGCCATACCTGAATGTTCAGCTGTATTTGTATAGGTCAGCCTGAAAAGCTCGGTCAGTGTGTTGTGTGCCAGCACCTTTGATGCACCAAGAATCAGTCGGCCTGCAGGTGTAAGAGAGTTAACCGGAGTGGTTCTGATGCGAATGCCTGTAGGGGCGCTGGTTGTGGTCCAATTCGCCTGTGCAATGACATCAAGGGCCAGTCCCTGCCGCAGTGCCAGCGTATTGTCATAACCATGGTTGGCCATTGTCAGGAGCGCGTCACCTGCAAGTACCTGGCCTTTGCTTGTGAGTGTCCCGCGAGACCGCTCTGTATAAATAGTTGGTCCAACTGTGGTACTTGCTGACTTCAGCCAGAGGGCCGCGCCGGATGAACTGCTCTGCACAGCCAGGACTCCGCTACCGAGAACTACATTGCCGCTGCCATCCACAGTTGAATTGAGCACAGCTCCAAATGCACCTGCGTTTCTATATTGAAGTTCTGATCCTGATCCGGCTGGCGTGGTGGCTGCCGCTGCAGTCATCGTAGTTCCGGTAATCGTCAAACCAGTACCAGCTGTGAGCCACGCTACCTGACTGGCTGATGCATCCCAGAAGGCTATTCTGTCTGCACCCCCAGGCGCAGCAGTGGGCACGAAATACCCGAAAGAATCTTTGTAATAGATAGAACCTGTCGAACCACTCGAAAAGTAAAACCCGGCAGTCTGCACTTGAAAGATGAATGTGGATGCTTCGAGCACAGCCCCACCTACCACATGAAACCTGATACTGGGGGTAGTGGTCCCGATGCCCACCCAGCCGGCTGCTGTCACACCTGAAGTATTAACCGCACCAAAAGCCATGCTGCTGTTGTATTGCAGCTCACTACCGCTGCCCGCAGGCGTGCCCCCGCCACCGCCTGATGCGGTCATAGTGGTGCCTGTGATCGTGAGGCCAGTACCGGCTGTCAGCCAGGTGACTGCACCGGCTGACGCATCCCAGAAAGCTATTCGATCGGCTGCCGGCGGTGTGGAAGTAGGCACAAAATACCCACTGCTGTTGGTATACCAGAGCGTGCCATTAGCCCCTCCGTTGAAGAGATACCCCGCTGTCTGCACTTGAAAGTAGTAGCTGCTCGAGCCAAACATTGTGATGGCAGCAGTGCTCCCGGTATCGAGCATAGTGATGCGTGCAAAGTCATCAATCGCACCTGCACCCAGATCGAGCCGGCCACCGCCATAAACTCCGTCATACCAGCTCCTGATATAGCCAGACTGTCGTGATGCACTGTCCCAGTAGCCATTGAATATAAACTTCCCTACAGTGTCGTCATTGATGAGCGTGGTCTTTGCTGCCTGGCTGCCACGGCTCCGATCAAACTGGATGTAGCCGCCATCAGTAATGTTCCTGAAACAGCGCATCACAAACCTTGTCGCTGCTGCTGTGGTGGCACTGATGAAGAACTCCTGATCGATGTTTGGCACGCTCGCAGTCAGCCCGGCAGCTATCTGGAAGTAACCACCACCAAGCACCATATTGGGCGCTCCACCAGTGCTCGAGACTTCAAAGCCGGTGATGCCACCCAGTGCCCCTGAATTGTTGTATTGCACCTGCAGGTTAGTGCCGCCTGGCGTAGCTGGACCACCACCGCTGGCTGTGAGCACCGTGCCGGTAATCGTGAGGCCAGTGCCCGCCTCGAGCCATGCCACAGTGCCCGCTGAGTTGTCCCAGAAAGCTATGCGATCTGCTGATGCCGGTGATGCAGTAGGCACGAAGTAGCCCAGAGAATCCTTGTAGTAAAGCGAGCCGGTAGTGCCACTGGAGAATTGAAACCCTGCTGACTGCACCTGAAAGTAGAATGGCGTGGCGTGCATCGTGATGGCACTGGATGCACCTGTATCCAGCATGGTGATTCTGGCCAGATCATTCACTGCCCCTGCACCCAGATCCAGCCGGCCCCCACTATAGGTGGCATCCCAGTAGCTTTTGATGTAGCCCATCTGAGTCGGTGAGCCTGCTACGTCGCTGAATGTGACTATCAGGTCAGTGGCTGTGGGATCTACTGCCAGCGTCTGGCCACCACTGGATACTGTAAAGATGCCACCCAGGGTCAGATTGGCACCTGACACCACTGAAGATGCTACTGCCCCGAAATTGCCGGCTGCATTGTACTGAAGGGTGTTCACCGGATCTGCCGGCGTGCCGCCTGAAACCCCTCCGGCCCTCCACTGTGGCAATAGCACCCCACCCACACTGTAGACAGTCAGCACCTTCCCTTCATCATCAGGGTCTGTCGGATGGCTGAATATATCGAGATTGGCAAAATAGCCTGCAGCATCCCGGTAGTAGATTGAACCAGTCGTACCGTGCGAGAAGAGATGCCCAACAGAAGTGACTGCAAACCACGGTGTAGTTGCAGCGCCGCGAATAGTCACGCCGCCTGTGCCTCCATCAGTCTGCAGGACTTCAACTCGTGCATTGCCAAAGTCACCCGCACCCATTGTGATCAGTCCGGCATTCCCAAAGTTCGTATCGAATGTCGTTTGCACATAACCGAGTGCTTTCCAGGCAGGAGAGAACCAGCCGTAGAACATAATGCGGCCAGCGAGATCATCATCAAGCAAATACAGTCCCGTTGCCTGCGTGCGCCTGAAGTCCAGCTGCGGTGTCTCAGTGTTGTGAGTCTTGGCAATGGTGAATACCTGCCCAGTGGCCTGCTCATCGTGCATTGCACCCACCACGTGCAGTTGCACTGTAGGGGTTAGCGTACCCAGCCCTGTGAAGCCCGCACCTGCTTCTGTGATGATGGCTCGCTTCGTTTCAACGATGCCGCCGCCAAACGTTGAAGGCGCAGTGATCCTGATAGCCTCCCATGTGCTCACCGTTGCAGCATTGTGCACTCCGATGCCAAGCGTCAGCCCACGCACTGTACCTGTAAAAATATTGATCTCGGCATTGGCTGAGACGATCGTGCCCACCATAAAGCCATTGGCAATTGCCGACGTTTCACGCTGAAGGTTGAGGTCCAGGTTCTTCATTGCCAGCAGTGCAGTCGTATTGCCGGCATCCATCGTAGTCAGCTCTGATCCTGTCATCGAAACGGCAGTATTGCCTGCCCCAAGGGTCACCAACCCATGTATGGCCCCAACATTCGTGCCGCCAGTGTTGGTGTGGTACACGTTCAGCTTGTGCACGAGGCCCGTTTCAGCACCGATGGCCACCTTGCCATCTGCTCCCACTGACATGGCAAACGTGCCGCGTGTTTCGATTCGCAGTGGTGCTTTCTCAGTGGCGCTGCCGCTCGCGCGAATGAGCACAATCGGCCCGCCTGCTGGTGAAGTGCCAGGTGCGAGACTTTCAAAGACTGCGTTTTCTTCTGCTTCACCAGCAGTGAAATGGAACACCAGCTGATGGTTGCCCATCTCAAAACTGGCATTGGCTGTAGGATCTAAGACTTCATCGAGCCGCGGAATGGCTCCCGATCCACTGCTCAAGAACTGCAGATTGACTACTTCACCATTGTTGAGATTCACCCCGCCATAGCTGACCAGGCTGACTGGCCAGTGCCGATAGTCACCATGATCCGTAGCCGGCGCAGTGACGTTGTACCTGACCCACCTTGTCGCATCATCAGCATCCTGCACATAGATGTGGCTGCCAGGTATTACGAGATCAAAGCTGCCGGCAAAGGCTGCGCTTTCGTTGCTTGTTTCATGGATTCTGATTTCAGTCGCGAGGCTTGGGTCTGCATTATTGATAGCCACCACACCTGTGGCTGGCGCTCCGGTAGTAGCATTTGACCAGAGCCACTTGCCTGTTACGGTCCCACCTGCACCACCACCCCCAAAGTCAGTCCATGCACCGCCATTTGCACTGTATTGAAACTGTGTGACATCAGACTTGGCACGGAGTGCCACCGTCCCAGATGGGCTGACAGGCGCACTTCCAGTGGATGATGCGTCAAGGATGATGCCAGTTGATTTGATGCGCTTGCCCATTTATGGAGTATCCCAAAGGGTCATCGTGCCATCGTCAGGGTCATACTCGAATGCGATTGGATCAGCGTCAGTTTCCTGCTGCTGAAGCGTCAGTGCTTTGAAGTTCCAGGTATTGTCCTGTTCGACAATATCGAGTGGCACGCGAATCAGGCTGTCAGGGCTCCAGAGCACAAACCCCTCATTGATGGCGTGTGTGCCGGTCATTGTAGTTGTGTCTCTCAGCCCACGCTTCAGTTGCGACAATCGCCACACGCGGCCAGGTGCAAGCGAATAGGATGCGCTCACATCATTGACATCACGGAACTGCAGGACTTCCTTGCCAAGTATGCACAGGTTTGACTGCGTGGTTTTCACGAAAGCATCATTGTGAATGCCAAGCACGGTGTTCGTGCCAGCACCGTATGGGAAGTCAACATCAACGGTGTTGGTAGCATCCACACCGCTGCCAGTGCCGAGTATGGTGCGAGCCTTGCCAATCACAGCTGCAGTGCGACTGAGCGCCACTGAATAATATTGCTTGTTGGCCTCGTCACTTCCACAGGCGTTTCGAAACAGCGTTGCGCCAGTCCAGCCGTAAAGAGGTGACGGCGGTACATTGCGCGGGCCAGCCGCCCAGTAAATGCCATCAAACCCATCGTGATCGTCAATCAATGGCGGCGCATTCGAAAGAATGAAGATGCTGTCGATTGGCAGGAGCGGGGCACCTTCGCCTGGGATTGGATATGGCGGTGTGATTGTATCAAGTGGCGGCCCGAGCCCTTCCGAACGCAACTGACGCACACCTTCGACCTTCACCTTATCGCCAGGTATAAACTCCATATCGGTGATGCGCAGATTAAGGAACTGTCCATTGGGAGCAGGCACAGTCAGCACATCGCCTGGATGGTACCTGATATATTTGGGTGGCAGCTCAACTTTGAGCGAATCCGTTTCCATGCGCGTGCGCGCAAGAAGACTACTTGCGACATTCCGCATGTACGTGCGATCAGACGCCATGGGCAAATACACTTCTTTAACGGCCACACCTGATCCGAATTGAAGACCATAGCCAGCGGTAGCTTCCTCATATTGAAAGAGCGGATCAAAGAAGCTGATTTCCACGCGCTGCGCCACCTCAGTCAAACTCTGCTCACTGGATAGTGCGAACTTCACCGCCTTCTCTGACTGTTCTTCACGCCCGGATGACACTGCACCAAGCTCGCCATCTGGAACGGTTGCGCTCGAGGCTTGCGGCTGTGCAATGAATTTGAGCTTGCCATCTACCTCTGCGCAGTCAAAAGGGGCAACAATTGACAATGCCTCCAGGGTGCTCTTAGGCGGTGTCGGGCCGGCTATGATCCAACCATTGATACCATTAACTGGCGCACCATTTGTGATTTGGCCGGCACTCACGCCGGCATAGTCGCATTCAGCCGCAACAATATCTGCGACTACCTGATCAGAAGTGACAACCTCAACCTGATACTGCGCAATTTGATTATATGAAGGCGTCAGATCAACATCATCGAGCCAGACAACAACCGATCCGCGATAGCCCGGATAGTCATCATTATCACCACTGGTGGCATACCATGGGCAGCGCTCTGTCTGCGTTTCCTGTCCCAGCAGGATCTGCAGCCGTTTCGCATAGAGCAGGTCAGCCCTGTAAGGCCCGAACTCTCCGCCTTCAATGTCCGGATTAGCACCTGTCATTGTGGATGGATCACGATCATAGAGCACATTGCCGTTGGCATAGATACGAGACACGCCCATCACCGAGCCATTCCGGTTCTCACAGATCAGCAGCCCCATCGAGACTGAGTAAGCCGTAGTGGGCGGAGTGCTTCGCTTGCCGCTACCCTGTGACACTGAACGCACCCTGACCGATGAGAGCCAAATCACCTTGGCACCGACTGCCGCCCTGCCATATATGCGCGGGATGCCTTCACTCTCTCGTGATGCGGTCAATTGCAGGTCGGGGCGGGCTGCTTCACCTGGCTTGGGTTTAGGGGCAAGGATGCGCTGAAGTAAGTAGCTCGCACCCGTAATGATGGCGGAAATAAGTAGCGCAGTACCGTGAGCAACGAGGTAGGCAGTAACAGGATCAGCCACCACCGTTGCGGTGAGCAGCACGAGCAGTGCCAGAATGTGACTAACTCTGCGCCAATCTAAAGTCATAGAATCGCCAGACCATATCGAGCGCGAGTGGGATGATCGTCACCCACGGCCGCTGCCCATGTACATCAATACCAATGCATTTCCACTTCTCATCAGCCCAATCCACAATGCCGGTGTGACGTGGTGCGCCGCCCTTATCAGCAATGACAACCACAGCGCCCTCCACAGGCAGCATCACCTGATCCATATGTTCATTGAACAGATCGAACGCCTCCCGCTGTGGTGGATATGCATAAGGCGGAATCACGAGGTCAGCAGGCAGCAACCCGCACTCTTTCCCAACCCAGTCAATGACGCCAATGCAATCCATCCCATACTTAGGCTCGCGCCCATAGGGGCGGAATATCACGCGAGGCCTGAGCAGGCTGCGCGCAGTTCTGACGATCAATTTTCTATCCGCCTGATGCGATGATTCCATCTGCTGCCTTGTAGATGATTGCGCCTGCTAGGTCAGGATAGCCGCGAAAGTTGACTAAGTTGCCATTGGGCTGCGAGGCATTGCGAAACTTAAATTGACAGGTGCTTGCGAATCGATCACAGCCGGCAGTGGCGGTAAAGGTGTCACCTGGAGCTATATCTGCGCCTGGCTGCATCATCAATGTGAACTCAAGCGTGGTTGGCGGTGACTGAATCATTGATCGGGCTATATCCGCGCTATAGCCG